CGGCTCCGGCGGCTCTACTATGGCCCGCGTGTCAAGCGGCGGCTTCGCAAGCCGGAGCGACGCTTTGCTTTCCGCCGAGGCGATTGTCCAGCAATTTGAAAATTACAAGAACTACATGGACAGCCAAACGGCAAAGAACGCTTTTGTAGACAGCGGCGAAGGCTACGCCGCCCTTTTGGAAAATGTCACGGCGGCGGTCAAAATCATTCAGACGGCTTCCTTTAGCCTTCCGACGACAAGGGTTTGCAAGCTTGGCCGCGACCGCCAGGTTATCGAATTGCTATGCGAACTTTACGGCGCGGACGGATTTTCGCGGCTTGACGAATTCATAATGGACAACAAATTGAACGCGGACGAGATTGTGGAGATTTCGATGGGGCGGGAGATTAGATACTATGCGTAATTCCTGGACAGTCGCGTCGGGCGACACGCTTTCAAAAATCGCGCTAAAGTCTTACGGAGATCCGGCTCAATGGCCAAAGATTGTCCGCGCGAACCCGCAATTGTCGGGACGCGGAAAAGCCATTGACGGAAGCCCTTTGATTTTTCCCGGCGACGTTTTGGTCGTCCCCCCCGACGCGGATTTTATCGCGGAAGACACGGCGGCGGCCCAAGACGCGCCGGCGGTGGTGATGAACGACGAAGCCGCGCAGGATTTTTCGCTTAAAATCAACGGAAAGAATTTCACGGGCTGGACAGGCTGGACGCTGGTGGAAAACGTTTCCGGCGTTGACGGCTTTTCCGTCGCGTCTACATGGAACGAAAAGAACGCGGAGCAAAAGGCCGCGTTCATGCCTTTTTCGTTCGCGGAGACGGAAGCGAGGTTTGACGGCGGCTTGATTTTCAAGGGCCGCATAATGCCTGCGACCCCGGCGGTTGGGCCGGAAGCGCAGACAATTACTGTGCAAGGCCAGCCGCTTTGCGGCGCGTTGATAAATTCAGACCTTCCGCCGTCTTTGTTTCCGGCGGAATTCAGCGGCTTGAACTTAAAGGAAATCGCGGAAAATGTTTGCAAGCCTTTTGGCGTTTCCGTCAAGGCCGACGGCGACGTTGGCGACGCTTTTGACAAGGTGAGCGCGGAATTGGACGAAAAGGCTTGGGACTTTTTGGCCAAGCTCGCCGACCAGCGCGGGCTTTTTTTGACGAACACGCCGGAAGGCAACCTCTTGATTTATAAGCCAAAAATCGAAGACGTTTCCGCCAGCTTTAGGCAGGGCGAGGCGCCGTTTGTGTCTTGCGCGCCGGAATTTGACGGCGAAAAGATTTACAGCCATATTACCGGCTGGACAAAGACGACGGCGGAAAACGATTCAGAAAAATTCACCTATGAAAACAAGTCTTTGACAAAGCGGGGAATCTTGCGATGCCTTGGCCAAGCCGTTGACGACGCGACGGGCGGCTCGCTTGAAAATTCCGTCAAGGCTTTGGCCGGGAAAATGTTCGCGAATTGCGTCAAGTATTCCTTGACGATTAGCGGATTGAAAAACGCAAAGGGCGAGCGTTACAAAAAAAACATGGCGGTAAGCGTCCTAGCCCCCGGCGCTGGAATTTACCGCGAGACAAAATTCTTGGTTGGCAGTTTGACTTTATCGCGCGACGACCGCGACGGCGAGAAAACTGTTTTCACGCTTGTTTTGCCGGAATCAAGGAACGGCGATTTGCCGGAGGCGTTTCCGTGGGAAGAATAGGAAGGCTCGTCAAGACGGCGATTGACAAATACATCGTTCAGACTGTCGAAGCGTATTTGGGCGCGAACATCACGGCGGAGACTTTTGCGGCCAGCGGCGACGATTCGCCGCCTTTGGCCGACGACCGCATTGTTTTAGTTAAGATTGACGGAAGCGGCAACTTTGCCGCCATCGGCGTTTTGTCGGAATCGCAAGGAGCGAAGCCCGGCGAAAAGATTTTGTATTCGCGCGACAAAAACGGCGAAGTCCAGGCGGCGATTAGATTGTTGAACGACGGAAAGATTGAGATTGAAGTTTTGGGCGACGGAAGAATCAGCGCGAAGGACGCGGACGGCAACACGATTGAAACGACGGCCGCCGGAATAACCTTGACGGACAAAGACGGCGCGAAAGTTGAGATGGCGGGAAAAATCACGCTTAAAAGCAAAAAAGGCGCGTCAATGGAGCTTGACGACAAGGTGGAAATTAAAGACAAAAAAGGCGGCAAGATTGAGATGGACGGCAAAATAACGGTTCAAGGATTGGCCGGAAAGATGGAGGCGACATAATGCCTTTGGTCGCGGTTGAAAGCTGTCAATTTGTTGACACTACGCACGGAGGGCAATGCGAGATTGTTGACGGCCTATCGACGAACGAAAAAATTGACGGGAAGAAAATTTGCCTTGACGGCTTGACCGTGCGCGTTAGCGGCGGAACATCCCCTGGGCCGCAAGTCGGCTTTGTCGATGTCGTCTTTGACGCGAACATCATAAAAAATTGCAAATATGGCGACAAATTGCCGCTTGCGGTCGGTGAGACATCCAGCGGAAAAGAGAACGGCTCTTATGTTGTCGTCGTGCCGGTGAGCTTGCCGGTGGTTTTGCAAATTGTTGACGCTGGACAAACGAATGTCCAGGCGACTTGATTGGTAGGGAGGCAGAATGGCGGAGGACAAAAACGCTTTTGAGGGCGACGTTCTTCTTGTGTCAACGCTTGACGGCGGCGACATTGTTTTGGAAGACGGCCTCGTAAAAGATTGCAGGAATTTTGACACGGCGGTTTTGCTTTCGCTTTTTGGCGGGAACAAAAAAGACTTGAACGGCCGCCCAAAGGAAACTTGGTGGGGCAACCTTGTTCCCGGAACAAAAAAAGGCGACTGGATAAAAAGCGAATTCGGCGCGACGGTCGAAGGCTTGCCGCTTACGAGCGGAAACTTGCGGGCGGCCCAGGCGGCGGCCTTGCGCGACTTGGACTGGCTCAAAAAAGAAGCCGGAGCGGACGAAACAAGCGCGAGCCTTAAAGCGGAAAACGCCCAGCGCGTCAATTTGGTTTGCGAAGTGAAAAAGAACGCCGCCGAAATCGGCGGCGGAAATTATGAGCTGCAATGGCAGGGGGCTTTGAAGTAAATGGCTTACGAAAACAAAACGGTCGATTATGTTTACAATTTATTGATTCAATCTTTTCAGGAGAAATTCAACAACCGGCTTAGGCTTTTGCCCAAGTCGTTTATTGTCATTTTGGCGAAGGTTTGCGCGGCTGTTTTCGTCGTTCCTTATAAATTGGCCGGATGGTTTTATTTGCAGCTTTTCCCGGACACGGCCAGCTTTGACATTGTGAACGTCTTGGGGCACGAGCTGCGGCCGCTCGTGAAATTGGGCAATCTTTTTGGCGTGGGCGAGCCGACGAGCGGACAAGCTTGGGAAGGAATCGTCAAAGTCACGGTCGTCCGCGAGGGCGAGCCGATTATGCTTGGAACGCAATTAAAGAGCGACATCACGGGCCTTGTTTACGTCGTAAGCTCAACAGTCACCACGGAAGGGCAATTTGTCTTTGTTCCTGTTTATTGCGCGGAAAGCGGGGCCGTCGGAAACCTTGCCGACGGCGACCCGATTAAATTTGTGTCCCCCCTAGGCTTCATTGACCAAGACGCGGAAGTGGCGTCCACGACAAAGGCGGGCGTTGACGACGAGACGGAAGCGCACTACAGAACGCGCGTCGTCAACAGGTATTCCAACCAGCCGCAAGGCGGCGCTTCGTCGGACTATCGCATTTGGTCTTTTGACGCTCCGGGCGTTTTGCAGACTTATCCTTACAACGGCGAAAACTCGCCCGGCGACGTTGAAATTTACGTCGCGGGAACTACGGACGTTTACCCGAACCGCGTTCCAGGCCGCGAGCTTTGCGTGGCCGTCGGCGAGGCTTGCACGTATGACCCCGAAACGGGAGCGGCCAACCGCAGGCCTTTGACGGCCATTCTTGACCCGAACAATGACGGAACTTATTTGAACGTCAAGCCCGTTTCAATCGTCACCGTTGACGTTGCGGTTACAGGCGTGACCGGCGTAGACCCGTCCGACTTTGGAAGGGAATTCAAGAGCGTCGTCGAAACCTATTTGCTCAGCCGCGAGCCTTACATCCGCGGATTAAGCGACGACAATAACCGCACGAATTACGTGCAGACTAACGCTTTAATCGCTTTGGCGAATTCCGTGGCGACAGGATTGAAGGCGCAATTCGGAACGGTCGTCATTTCAATCAACGACGAAACGGTGGCGAACTACACGCTTGGCAAAGGCGAGCTTTGCGACTTGGGCCGCCTTTACGTCAATGGAGTTGAGTATGAGGAGTAGTTTTTTTAACGCGATTCGCTCCTTGCTGCCGTCGTCGCGGACTTGGAACTTGTCGCAAGAAAAAAACATGAGAAAACTTTTTGAGGCCTTCGCCGTTTTGCCGGAAGACTTGCGGCGGGAAATTGAAGGCGTTTATCTTGACTATTTTCCGGAAACGACGCGAAGCCCGGAGCGGTGGGAGAAAGTTTTTCAAGTCGTTTTCACGCAGGCGGAATTGGAATTGCGCCGGCGGGCTTTGGCGGGCTTGTGGCAGATGAACTACGGAAACGGCGCGGCGATTTTTTTGCGGAAGGTTTTGCAGGAAGTTTGGCCGGAGTTGCAGCTAGTGGAAAACATTCCCGTCGGAAACCCGCGCGGCCCTTCAGCCGTCAATTTCATGGTTTGCGGAAACGAAACAGCTTGCTGCGGCAACCGCAAGGCCGTTTGCGGCTACAGAATCGGCGACGGCGACTTTGAAACGACAATCATTAGAAACGACACCGCGTCAAGCTACACGATTCCGAACGACCCGGCTTGGTGGGGCTATTGCTTTTATCTTTGCGAAAGCGTCGTCCGCGACAGCCGAGGCGTTATCATTTACGTAAAGAGAATTGAAATCCCAGCGATTTACAAAAACTACATCGAATATTTTATTTTACGGATGAAGCCGGTGCAAAGCGTCGCCGTGCTTGCTATTAAATGGATTTAAGGAACAAAAGAAAAGGAGATAAAACATGTTCAAGATTGACGAAAACTATTCAGATTATTACGGAACCGACCCTGTTAAATATCCGGGCGGCATGGGCATAAATTCTAGCGGCGTTGACACTACAGACGGAACGCCTTGGCTCGCAAAAATGTTCAACAACTGCATAGGTTGGATGCAGGCGCTTTACATCAAAGCCTTTGGAAATTTGAACGGCATATCGAACGACGCGGAAAACTGCCAAACTTCGGACGTGGTGCGCGCGCTGGAAAAAATTCAGACAGACAACAACGCGGCGGAGCGGGCCATAAGCGAGGCGGCCTATTTCAAAAAAACGGGCGGCGCGATTAGCGGAAACGTTTCCATTGACGGAACGCTTGCGGCCAAGGGAACGACCATCAACGGAACCCTCCAGGTAGAGGGCGACATCATTCAAGACGGCGAATCGTATGAAACGCACGCGGAAAAGATTTACACAAAAGACGATTTGATTGTCACCCGCGACGGAGCGGTCGGAGCTTTGGGCGTTGACGAATATTCCGGCTACATCGTCCGCCTTGCCGACGGAACGAAGGACGTTGCCGTCGTAGTAGACAGGAACGGAAACGCCCGCGTCGGTAATTACAACCTTGTTTTTGTCTATTCAAGCGACGGCGTGAATTTCTACAGCGACCCGGATATGACAGACCCTGTTACAATTCCCGCCGGAAAAACTCCGCGAGCTGTCAGCGGCGACCCCAACCGCTATTACTATGCCAACTTGGACGACACGGAACCGATTGCGACGCGCGACGACGAAGCGAACATGGCGGCGGGCAAATTGACAAAATGGAACGCTCTTGCTAAAAGGATTGAGACGACGCCTTATTCAGACGGCGACCTTGCAGCTTTGATTGCCGCCGTAGCCGGATTGGAAGCCCAGGGCAACTTGGACACGCACGGCGGCGTGTTGGCTCCGACACCGCGATGGCTGCGCTTTGACCCGGAAAGCAAGAAGTCGCTTGTAATCAAAGCCCAAACAATCATAAAGGTTGGAACGCACGTCTACAAGGCGGAAAGCGACGAATCGTTTGACTTGACGACCTACTTGAACGCGGTCGGAAAGGATTATTTTGTTTACTTGAACTGGGCGGAAGTTGACGGCGCGGATTCTTGGTCGCTTTCCGCGAGCTTGACAAAAAGCGCGGACACGGCGACAAGCCGATACATTGGACGTTTGCACACTCTTTGCGCCGCCGTTCCGGCGGGAACTTCAATGACGGCTCCCGCCGCGCCGTCCAGCGGAATTGTCATCGGCGACGACTTCCTTGTAAAGCCTTACACCGACAAGGACGCGGACTTTAAGGCACTTTACACGCAAACGGTGTCGGCGATTACGACCGGAACTTATTACGATGTAGTCACTTGCGGCCATCCGCTCGCGGGATTTGGCGCGGGTGACATTTTGCCGGAAAGCGTCTTTTGCCTTACGTTCAAGCCGGACACGCTTTTTGAGGACGCGATGGTTTACGAGCCGACGCTTGGCGTGGCGATTGACGTTTACTTGCAATCCGGAAAGGGCAGCGGAACGCGAAGCTTGTTTGGAGCGTCCACGACCAGGACAAGGCCGCAAATTTCGCACGAGGCTGATATGCTGGCCGTCGGTAAACGGCTTTTGTCGGACGAAGAATTTCAAGCGGCCGCTCTTGGAAGCAACGAAAAGACTTCGATTCAAGGCACTTCGGAAGCGTCTATCCAAACGGCGGGCGGCCACGTTGACACGACATCAAGAAGAATGACTAGCGCGATTGGTTGCGAAGACTGTTGCGGCGGCGTATGGCAATGGCTGCGCGACGTGTCGGCTTTGGGGTCGGGAACGGCTTATACGAACATCAACGGAACGGGAGAATACGTCGGCAATACAGGTTGGATTACAATTGACGGACAGAACGCCTTTGGCGAGATGTATAACTGTTCTTCGGCGCTTATGGCGGGCGGCTCTTGGGGCGACGGGTCGGCTTGCGGTTCCCGCGCGCGGGCTGCGGGTGGCGCGCGTTCTTGCGCGCCTGCGTTTCTCGGCGGTCGCGGTTCGAGCCGAGTTATACGGGGGCTTTAAATGGCGGATTCGGAGGACGCTATTCCGCAAATTGGAAGCCTTGTAAAAGACACGGCGCTGGATGGCGAAAAAGTCCGCGTCGATGA